GAGAAGAAGGCTTTCGACAGGAAGGTTGCCATGAACTTCATGAAGACTATGGTCACCAACCGGGTCGTAACCCCTACACGTAAGGTTATTGTGGCTGTCATGCCCATGCCCAAGCCCACTAAGAAGGCGATGCCCCTCACCAAGGAGGAAGCCACGAAACGTATCGAGGCGATGAAGGGTCTCAACAGGCAGGCTAAATCTAAGCTCGTGAACCGTGTTAGGATGGGAAATATGTCGCCTCGTCGTGTCGTGAAGGTGGCCCGTGAGCTTTCCAAGTTAAATGTTGCTGGTTATCGCGTTTAATTCTCGTCTTCGCTAAGGTCGTTGTAGACCTTCTCCTCCGTGTCATAGAAAGCTTCGCTGTCCCCAAGCATCATCTCCCGAACAGTTTCGTAGAGGACTGTGGAGAGTGCGAACTTATACGCGAGGAATCCCACGAACGTGGCTCCATAATCAAAGTCGAACGCGAAAGGTGCGTTGTTCCACGACACTTCAAAAGCAGCCACACCGAGAGGTGCTAAGAACTCTGTTTGAAATGCCGATTTTTCAAAAGTATCAACGCGATTGGAGAGAAGTGTCACGTACGCGTACGACGCGGTGGCACCCACCATAGCAGAGACACCCTGGTCAGCCCCTTGTGTGATGAAGTAGGAGGCACTCAATACCGTTCCGTACCCAGCCGTAGATTTTTTGAGCGTGTTCTTGAGACGGGTATACTCAGTTGGAACAACTGGTTTAGAGAACGCGTAAGTGAGTGACATATTCTTTACTAAACACTATTAAAATCTTTATATCAATTAAGTATAGCAATGCCGTGCCAACGTTGTCGAAAAAAATGCGGCGTTCCAATTGATTGTAAATATTGCGAGGGTAGTTTCTGTCCGAGTTGTATTCACCTACCTAAACATGACTGCCAAGGTGCGGACATCAAGAAGATGAAACAATTGAAAGAACTCGCGGAGAAAACAGCCTTCGAACCACCCCCGAAGTTTGTAAAGATTTAATGTGTGAATAGAGTAGCGTGGGGGGTGACCCGCACTCATAGCTCAGTGGTAGAGCGCAAGCTTAGTAAGCTTGAGGTCAGGGGTTCGAAACCCTTTGCGTGCATTTTTAAATATGAGATCCATATTTAAAAATGTATATACAGTATGGTATTGATTGTATTACTTTTATTTTTTATGTTTTCATCATTTGTTTCTTCTGCTGCAGCGGTGGGACTTTATAACACCGAATATAAGTTTAAATCATGGGTTGATATTACATTTTTTGGATCAAAAGGTGTTTGGGAACCTCCTACGGAGAAACAACAAAAAGAGATAGAAGCTCTCCAAGTAATTAACATGCAAGTGTGTGATGATAAATACGGAAAAGAGTATGACTATTCAGAAATGGGGGACATCGGTGGGGATACACCAGAAGAAGCACGAGAGAATGGAATGAAACGAGTGTGTTCGGCTGCGTCGAAATCATCGTACGTTGATTTAAATCGAGACGTCTGTAGGGATCGCGCGCATGAGAATATGTTATTTGATTGGCAGGGTCGCGTGGATACTATCGAACCATATGTCGATGCTATGAAAGAAACATGTAAATCGGTTCTTCCCATCGATATTTATGCATAAGAATTATACTATACTATCTTATGAAGTGGTCGTATATGGCAATTTACGGAATTCCATATTTATGTTTGAAATTGGTGTACACGGAACGAGCTAGAAAAGGGATATCTCCTAGATTTAGTCAACCATCAACTTAAGGATTTGAGTCATGATATAGGTAGATGTCCCTCGGGGTCAAGAAGCTCTGTTACGATGCTATTGTGCCTACTCGTGGGTCTGATCGTTCTGTGGGATATGATTTATATAGCTCCGAGGATGCCATGGTTCCTAGCCAGGCTGGAAGAGCAATCATAGGAACTGGCATCACAGTGGTTCTTCCACCTGGGGTATACGGTCGTGTAGCTCCCCGCTCGGGGTTAGCCGCAAAGCATTGCATCACTGTTGGCGCGGGTGTGATTGACCCTGATTATACCGGTGAAATCAAAGTCATTCTATTCAACCATGGAGAGAAAGACTTTGAAATCAAGAAGGGTGATCGAATCGCGCAACTCATTCTAGAGCGTTGTGAGACACCCCCAATTGAGGAGATCAGTATCGTCGAGGATACTGAGAGGGGTGACGGGGGTTTTGGGTCTACTGGCAATTAGCGAACCATAGGTCTTCGGGTGTAGGCATGAAAAGTATACCCTGACTCATAGTCATATACAATTTAGCCTTATCCACGTTAGGGTAAGTGTGTAATACCCATCTCTCCCAATATTCTGCTTGGAAGAAATCTTCCCAATCCTCTTTAGAACTTTCTTTGATTTTCAGCATCCCCTTATGTATCTCATACTGTTCCGTCTCTATTCGCAGCTCTTTAGGAATGATAGCACCTTTCCTAAGAAGTTGTGCGCGCATGAGTCTCGGATTACCGTGATCTGGATACTGTTGAACCCCTCTTTCACCAAAATCAATAATTCTCTTATTTGGTAGGATGACTCTATACTTATGTGTGACGGATGGACTGGGCTTAAGAACGACGTACATTATACTTGTATGCTAGAATATATCACGTCGGGTAATATACCCGTTCGAGTTGGACAAAATGCAAAAGAGAATGATCATCTCACGAATACGAGTGACCCTAAGTACTGGTGGATGCATGCGAGTGGGTACCCAGGTGCCCACGTTGTCGTGTGCTACGAGGGGGAAGAACTCCCCAGAGATGTGAAGCGAGAAGCAGCCGTACTGGCTATACACCACAGCAAGACACCAGAGTCAAAAATGTCTTGGGTTGATGTGACGCGAGTCGAAAACGTGACATCCATGAAACAACATGGAGGTCGCCGTTTTCATGCGAAGGGAAAAAGTTATAGTAGACTTGAGTAGAGTCCGGCGATGTAGTATACTTCCTTAAATCCAAGACCCTCCAATTTCTCTGCCGCAAATCTGGCCCGTTGTCCAGTGTTGCAGTAGACGAGTATCCCCTTCTTGGGAAGGTTAGCCGTTGTTTTTTTGTTAATTTTGTTGACGGGAATATGAACAGCTTTGGGGTAGTGCCCCGCGCGGTATTCCATGGTGGTACGAACGTCTATGACAACCTTGACCTTACCAGACTTGATGAGTCGCTTGGCTTTTTCCGAGGACACTAGGTTCTGACCCAAATAGGTATACGCGAGAGCAGCACTGAGAGTGGTAGCGATGAGAAGAGGAATCATTTAGTATCTACGGGGATTTTAACTTCGACGTGGTCCATCTCGAAGCAGCACTGTGCGTTTCCATCATAGGTTCTTTGACAAGCTTTACAGTAATAAAGGATAGGAGTGTCCATAGTATATATGGAGGCTAAGAAAAAGGTTGAAGAGTACGTTCGTCTGAACCCCGCAGACTCTGCGAAGCGTTCGTTGAGTAGTCGCATGGCCGCCACGGAGAAGGCACTTAGGGCTGAAAAAGTTCCCTATAGGTCTGATTGTGACTCGGAGAAGTTCAAGGACCGACTCACAAATTGGGAAGGGGAAAAGGACAAAAACTTTGATTGACAACCGGAGCTAACATAACAGTTTTTGTGTGTGAATTTTTCGAGCTTCATCCCACCTACCGGACATCTCGATTAACCTCTTCGTCTGCGCTTTCATTTTAAAGAGTGACTGACCGTTTCGTAAATTCTTAAAGGCATTCTCTACTGTTTTGTTCGTGATGGTCACACGACCGACTTTGTAACGCCTGAGTTCATTCTCTACCTCTGCGAGTCTGCTCTGTAAACTGAGGATGGTCACCTTGTGCTTTTTGATTTTTGGGTCGCTCTTGAGTGCCTTGATGATACCTTTCTGTTTCTTGATTTTCGCATCTTTCTTCTTGACGACCTTGTCTATCTCGATGATAAACTTGGAGACTTTACGGGACGACTTCACCATTTTACATACTTTTTACTTTTTCGTTTTCTACTTAGGTACTCTCACGCGTTCGTGATTCAGATCGGGGCAACACTGAGCATTTCCATCATACGTCTTGTTACACGCTCGACAATGGACCATTGTCCTATTGTTGTTGTTGTTACTGTTACTGTTACTATTACTGTTGTTAAGATCGAGGAACTTGCTCTTGGGACGGATATATTTGGGAACAGTTTTGACATTTTTATTGTTGATGTTCATTCTGGTACCAGTAACCGAAACTGGTTTTACAAAAGCCGCAACTGGGTGATAATTTCTGAGACCGTTAGAATTCTCCGTGAAAAGAGCACCTCTACCCGTCATTTTGATACGACGGCCCTTGGTATCGAGGTATAATGTAGGTCCTGCGGACATTTTATTGAATGCGTTACGAGCATTTTTCGCAGACATGTGTGTTTATATAGAGTACTATTTAATTCCCGAAAGCAACACCAGCCATACCATTCTTGATACGAAGAATGTTATAGTTAACCGCGTAGACACGGTGAAGCTGGTTACCGCCAGTGGGACTGGTCAGAGTAAGCTTAGCGTTATCGATACGAGAGAAGTTTAGGGAACCAGTGGGTTGCATTTTGCTCATGGTGAGACAGAAGGGCCACGAGTAGATAGGAAGATCGTCAAGGATACTATCGGGAAGATCCGTGCAATGCATCTCAGGGACGACATCGTGATGGTACACGTTGGAGGTGTTTTCGAAGAGGGCCACACCGTTGATGTAGAGAGAAGATGTAGCGAAGTTGTATTCATCAGCCCAGTTGCTACCCGAAGCTTGACCAGAAACGAGATGAAGAGACTTCACGGGGTGGTTGAAGTAACTCAAGTCAATATCAGTATCCGTGTTGGAGGCGAGTTGATGTTGGGTCTGGGTGATGAGAAGTTCGTGGTCAGTATCGGTAAAGTATTTACGCTCATCCGTGTCTAAGTAGATGTAGTTACCATATACCTTGGGGGTGCTACCAGGAGTGAAACCATCACGGCACTTGATACGAATTTCGACGTCGTGGTACTGGAGGGCCACGAGAGGAAGTACCTTGGTCCAGTCTTCACCGAAAAAGAAGGGAATCATGTAGTGGTTACCCGTGTGATTATCCTTGCGGGCATTGGTGCTGACAGCGAAAGACGCCTTCGCACTCGTGTCACGCATCAAAGGGTTATGAACACCTTGGATGTAGAGTGAATCCAATTGAGACACCTTCTGACCACCAATCCACAAAGCGAACTCTGTGGGACTGGCGGCATTGTTGGAGTAAAGACCACTCGTGTTTTGTTGAACCTCAGCAATACCATCGGCCTCGATCCAGATGTAGCTCATGAGATCACCCTTAGAACGGATGGGGATGGAAACTTCGTTGGAACTGTCGAAGGTGCCGATGTAATCCATGCGCTCAGCCTTCATGGCGAAGTTGGTGTATCGCTTATAGTTCTGGCGAAAGAAGCTGACCTGGGGATCACCAGTGATGTACACATCCTGGGCCCCCACCGACACGAGCTCAATTAAAGCAGCAGACATTTATTAATAAATGATATTAAAATTTTGGCTCATTATAAACATATGGTGGTATTCCAAGCTCTGACTTGGGAGGCGCGGGACGTGGATGATGAACACATGATCAGTATAGTAGGTAAAACTGAAACAGGTAAATCGGTCTGTCTGACGACTGTTTTTGAACCGTACTTCTTTGTAAAGTTGCCGAGAGGAGCGACTGACCGCGATGTTCGTCTCTTGTACGATGACCTGAATAAACTTCGCCCAGATCACGTGACGAGTTATAGTGTCACACAGAAGAAGGATGTATGGGGATTTCAAAATAATGAAACCTTTGCCTACATGCGCCTAAACTTCAAGACCCTCGCGGATCGCCGGAAGGTAAATTCAGTGTTTGTGTATAACCGCGAATATAGTAAGTATCATGTATATGAATCGAACTTGGATCCTGTCCTGAGATTGATGCACCGCACGGGTATCCAATCCACCGGGTGGCTCGATACTGGAAGTGTATGTGTTCGGTCACATCTCGCGAAGGTTGATATCGATCTTTGGTGTAACGATTGGAGAACTCTAAAACCAGTGGAACGGGATGATATAGCACCATTTGTCGTAGCTTCGATTGATATCGAGTGTAATAGTTCAACTGGAAAGTTCCCGAGTCCCGATGTTCCTGGTGATGCGTGCTTCCAGATAGCTGTTTCACTGTGTACATTCGGAAACGATGAGCCTTATGAGAAGGTGTGTCTTTGCTACAAGAAAACAGAGGGACCTGACGTAGTGAGTTTTGATACAGAGAGGGAGATGCTCGAGGCATTTCAGAAGTACATACACGAAAAGGATATCGATATCATCACGGGTTGGAATATCTTTGGGTTCGATCTTGAGTATATTTATAAAAGGGCACTTCTGACCAATTGTGATGAAGAATTTTTCAAATTGGGAAGGTTACACGAACCATCGAGTGAACTCCTGTTGAAGAAATTGAGTTCGAGCGCCCTCGGGGACAATTTTCTGAAACTTTTGCCCATGACTGGGCGATTCATATTTGATATGTTCCATGAAGTGAAGAAAGGGTACAAACTCGACTCGTATAAATTGAATGAAGTTTCAAAATTGTACCTAGGAGATCAGAAGATCGACATGTCCCCGAAGGAGATGTTTGCTCGGTACAAGGAGGGTGATCCAAAAAAGTTGGGTGAAGTCGCAGAGTATTGTATCAAAGATACCCTACTTCCACATAAACTGGTGAAAAAGTTGTGTACGCTTCTAAACCTTCTAGAGATGGCGAAAGCGACATGGGTTCCCCTTTGCTTTCTCGTCGAGCGTGGTCAGCAAATCAAGGTATTCAGTCAACTCACGAAAAAGGCAAGAGAATTGGGATACATGGTTCCGACGATCAAGTACGGATCTCTTCCTGAAGAACCGTATGAAGGTGCGACTGTTCTCGACGCACAGAAAGGTGCGTACTATACACCGATCACAGCCCTAGATTTTGAAGCGTTGTATCCATCGATCATGATGGCACACAATTTATGTTACTCGACACTCGTGATGGATGAACGACGCTATGGGAATATACTTGGGGTGAAGTACGAGTCCTTCAAGATTGGTGAAAAAACATACAAATTTGCGCAAGATGTGCAGAGTCTTTTACCCGCGATTCTTCTTGAGCTCAAACAGTTTCGTAAAAAAGCGAAGAAGGATATGGCGGCTGCGACGGGTGCTATGAAAGAAGTCTATAATGGTAAGCAACTTGCCTACAAAGTATCTATGAACTCTGTGTATGGTTTTACTGGTGCTGGGAAAGGTATTCTCCCATGTGTGCCAATCGCGTCTACGACGACGTGTAGGGGTCGCGGTATGATCGAGGAGACGAAAAACTATGTGGAGGCAAACTTCCCTGGGGCAAAGGTGAGATACGGTGACACAGACTCAGTGATGGTCGAGTTCGATGTAGGTGGCCGAACGGGTGAAGAGGCTGTAAAGTACAGTTGGGAGATTGGTGAGAGGGCGGCGGCGGAGTGTAGCGCACTGTTCAAGAAACCAAATAACCTGGAACTCGAGAAGGTCTATTGGCCCTATTTCCTGTACTCGAAGAAGAGGTACGCCGCGAAACTTTGGACGAAGGGAAAGGATGACCAGATGCACATGGACTACATAGACATCAAGGGACTCCAGGTTGTTCGGCGAGACAATACACCCCACGTGAGGGAAGTGTGTAAAGAACTTCTCGATGTCATTCTCACCTCGAGTGATCCTGGGCCACCACTCGAACTCGCGAGGGAACGCGCGATCGAGTTACTCTCCGGTGACGTTCCAAACGAGAAACTCGTTCTAAGCCAAGGTCTCTCAGACGTGTACAAAATCAAGGGGGAGTCTGTATCTGTAACGAGTCCGGAAAGTGTGAATATCAATCAGTCGCATGTACAGGTTGTCGTGAAGATGCGGGAACGTAAGCCCGGTTCCGAACCACAATCAGGTGATAGGGTACCTTATATACTCACAAATACGGGTGATCCAAAGGCGAAAGCGTTCGAAAAGTCCGAAGATCCTAAATATGTGGAGGAGCATAACATTCCCGTGGATTATCTCTATTATTTTGAAAACAAGTTTCTCAATCCTGTGTGTGACCTTCTCGATCCATTATTTGAAAATACTAAACAAGAAATCTTCGGTGATATTCTAGATCAACACAAACCAAAAAAGCCGAAAGCTGGTCCTGCCCTCAGTACGATGAAGAAAGAGCAACTCGTGGAAGAGTGTAAAAAAATGGGACTGGATGATTCTGGTAAGGCTACGGAGTTGCGAGAACGGATTAAAGGGGCTCGGACAGGATCGATCGAAGACCTATTTAAAAAATATGAGCAATCTACTAGTAAGATATGAGTCTCTATGACCGAATTGCAGATATTTTCGATGAGGAATTAAACGAACGCCTCGTTTCGATGATGAACGAATACGTAGAGATCATCTCGAAAAAACACGGTATCTCTATGGAACTCCTTTTGAAGGATATACCCGAAATATTCTCGGGAACAATATGCAAAGGGGTGAAAGCTGATGGAAGGCGGTGTACATTTCGGGGTATCAACGATGGATATTGTAGGCACCATGTGACACAAATAAATAGACTGAAACATATGTCAATTGCTAGAAGTAATAGTCATAATCATAGTCCAGAACTCATGTATGTGAAAGATTGTCCTGGTTGTAAATTTGCAAACGAGCTTATAGATTTGGGTACTATGATTGGTAATGAGTAAAACTGATATCCTACTAACTTCAATAAACACTTTCTACGATGAACAGGAAAACAGATCTAAATTGTTAAATATTTTAGACAAATCGAGTGGTATATCACTACGAAATTTAGAATGGTTCATCACCAACTATGCTAAGAAAAATCACACATCTTTCACAACCCGTGATGGAAAATTATTCACGGTTCATTGTGCGTATAAATCAAGTCTCGATGGCTATAGTAAAAAACTCTTCGACCCATTTTGTCGGTCACAAAAGTTTGCATACGTAGTTCCCGGAACATCTCATGAAATTCATACAACTCTCGCACAGTTGAATTTCATCAAATGGTGTATCAAGAATAACATCATCGAATATATCAGTACCAACAAAACGTCGTTATTTAATAAGCAACTGACATAAATCCACGTTCGAATATAAATGTTTGGTACCCCGTGTAATACATATTCAAAGAGTACGTTTTTGTAGTCACATCCACTTCTGTTTGATCTAGTTTCACTTCTATATTTGTTTTATCTGACTGTATCTGACTAAAATCTAAGTTTCCCGATGGTTCCACATTGATCGGATTCATCGAGAAACTATATGTATATATATTCCTAATCGGCCTAGCCAATCTGTTCCTGAATGGGATGAGATATTTGTAATAATTATGGTTTGTTTTGGTCACATTGGGAAGACGGTTACCGTTTATGTGGAAACTCGCAGATTCCATAATGGGATCGAAGAATGTCGTTTGATCGTCGAAGCTCACGTTCGAGGAAAAGTTGAAACGATTTTGAAACAACATTTCTTCATTTGTACTGGATGCACCAATGGCATCATCTTCAACTTCAAAGTCTGTATTTCTCAAGAACCAATGAAAACACTTTACTGGAATATCTGGAACGAGATTGTTCACGATCGTGGAAACACCAATCTCACTTACCGCGGATGAATGTTTCCGGACGAGATCGGTCACGAGAATTTGTTTCTCGTTGGCCAGGTACTGTCTTTCTTCGGGGCTGACGCTAATCTCTTCTGTAACAATGTTGAAGGATGGAAGAGTTACTGTTCCGTTAAAATCTGTGAAAAATGTCTGTTTGTGAAACTCTAACTCGAATTCAATCTTTTGGCGATGAATCGCACACACGGGAAAGTATGGCCTATTTGGTTTATTCGATGAATATTCATCACTCGCATACTTCCTGGAAAAGAAAAAGTGAAGAGGAATGACTAAATTTGAACTCAAACGGGCATATGAATCATTGCGACTCGATTCATCAAAACCTATATTTCTATTTACAAGAAACCTATTCGCTACTTTCTCAGAAATTTCGAGATACAATTCATCGTAGATAATTCCCCAATCATCATGGATCTTTTCGACTTGAATGTCATCGACAAACATCGTGATACTCTTGAGGATATGACGCCCCAATTGATCAGCGTAATTACCGTTGTCTATACCAGGCATCGTGATACTCAGATACATGTTACTCAGTAGGTCACCCATATTCATTGGATTAAACGGTACCTTTATGGTTTGTGCAAATGGCCAACCAGCAATAGTTCCATTATTGATGACGTTATGAACACGGTGATATTTCCTAAATTCTGAATGTCTCTGTGTTTTATAATTAAAGAAGGATTCGTCTGGGTCTTTGGAAAGCAGATGTGTATCCTGCTTTCCAATAGCTTTGAGGGAAATTTTAGAAGCCTCACCCATATCTACTTACTGCTCACATATTTTTAATATCATTCTTCCACATCGTGATGTGACTCGTCTTCATCATCTTCTCGAGATCCTCTTTCGCTTGCGTCGCCTCATCTGTGAGTGCCTTGACGCGCTCTTCCGTGTACTCCACCGTCCTCGTGTTGAGGAGGTAATCCAAGTTTCCGTCAATCTTGGGAAAGATGGAGGACATCTCCGCCTCGAGTTCCACCTTCTTCCTTTTGAACACCACCAGTTTCCCCTCGATGACCATAGACACAAACTTCGACTTATGGTCGCACATCTCTGCCCGCTTCTCGAGGACATCGATGAGGTGTGCCTTCCGCTTCTTGTAATGTTCGATTCTGAGATCCACGAAATCCTGAAGAATCTCTTCGGGACTCGCGTACTTGTGAATACCCTTGGTGGGGTGGAAGAGGTGCATGTTGGAGACACGGAAGGTCTTCCTCAACTTGAGGTCCTTGAGGAGATCCTTACCCGCGTACTCCGTGATTTCAAAGTGTACATCTTCGGTGGTCGAGTTATTGGTGTACCCTCCAATCAATTTCTTTTCCACGAGTGTGTCCAGGTACTCCTTATAATCTTGGGTCCATCGACCGGGGGGGAGTTCAGTCACCACGATGTTACTTCCCGACCATTTCCATACACCCTCCATCATCCACGTATCCTCCTCCTTGTGGACAACCCCCTTGAACCCCCTGAACCAGGGACGCATCGCGACGAACGGCTCACCCTTGAGTGACCTCTTGATGTTTTCCTTGATGTCATCGGGATTGAATGGGGGCACGTAGCAACTGAATCCCGTACCGATACCTTCTGTCCCATTCACCAAAACCATGGGGAGAGTGGGCATGTAAAAGTCGGGCTCGATGGAGCGACCGTCATCATCCAGGTAATTGAGCACGGCATCATCCCTGGGGTCAAAAATCTTCCGCGCCTCCTTGGTCAACTTCGTGAAGATATACCTCGTCTGAGACGCATCCTTACCACCCATGAGTCTCGTACCGAACTGACCACACGGTTCCAAAAGGTTGATGTTGTTGGACCCCATGAAATCATTCGCCAACTTTACGATCGTGTCCGCCAAAGAAACTTCACCGTGGTGGTAGGCACTCTTTTCCGCCACGAATGCCGCCAGCTGGGCAACCTTCATCTCCTCCTTGAGATTCTTCTTGAAACACGCGAACATCACTTTACGCTGGGAGGGTTTGAGACCATCCGCCATGTGTGCGATAGACCTCTTGAGGTCTGCGAGACTGAAATTCACCAAGTCTTTGTGTACAAAGTCGGAGATACTCAACTCCTTGACGCGACCATAGGGAACTTCGAGTTGGTCAGCATCCTTCGCGGTGTTCTCCAAGAGCCATGTCTTTCTCGCATCCGCCTTCTTCTTATCAAAGGCGAGAACGATCGATTCATCAGTCATCGTGTCCACATCAAACTTTACCGTGAGGTCCTGAATCTTCTTGAAATACTCACGGGCTTCTGCGCTCGTGGAAGTACCCAGACCCTTATAGTACTTGACTTTCCACCCCTGTTTCCCGTCGCCGTACCAGGTGCGGAACGCGGAGTCTGTATAGAACGATTTCGTATCAGACCCCTTGGAGGCCTTGATGATTGGGGTCACCATACTCACCACAAAGTTCAGCTTCAAGAGACTCGGCCAGAAATAGTGAATCATGTTGAGGATGAGACCCTTGATGTGCGACCCATCGTTATCAGCATCGGTCATGATCATGAGTCGCCCGTAGCGAAGATCTGAGACGGTAGTGTACTCCTTCCCCTGCTGGAGTCCCAAAATCTTCTTGAGGTCGTTAAACTCCTGGTTGGAGGTCAGTTGTGCCACGGAAACATCTCGAACATTCTTACACTTACCACGAAGTGGGAACACCCCATAGTGGTCACGACCCACGACTGAGAGACCCGCGACCGCGAGAGTCTTCGCCGAGTCACCCTCTGTGACGATGAGGGTACAATCCTTGGAGTGCGCAGTACCAGCCTTGTTCGCGTCATCCAATTTGGGTATACCAGTAATCTTAGACTTGCGGGCCCCATCCGACTTTTGGAGTTCCTTCATCTCCTTAAACTTGGAGAGGGCCAAGAGTTCCTCTGCGATTCCAGTTTTGAGCACATTCTTG